CATGAATGAAAATAACCACCAATTATGTATTTTTATTTTGTTTTCGACTCAACGCCCAGAGCTATACGCAGAGGTCATGTGTGTTACCAGCACACAGGACTTACTATTAACCCATAAGCACTCGCACAGGAGCACCCGTATGATACAAGCGTGTATTGTCATTTTATATGGCGGCATTATCCACTCACATACAGACGGAAGTGAGAACACTTAACTCACAAACCGTCTCATTTACCAACTGTTCCAGCAGCGGGTTTTGGCACCGACGACGATCGCTTCGCAATTACACGACGATCTTCTTTCACATCGGATGGAACACTCACATACTCGTCAATCAACTTATCCAAAGGACCAACTTTCTTCTTTTCATCAATGTGTTCTGCCAAAAACTGGTTTCGTCTTTTCTTCAAATCAGACAAAAACTCAGTAGCGCTCTTCGAATCACCATTCGGAGAAAAGGTGGCGCTCATATATTTCCACATTTCTTCAACCTTCTCCTTAACATCCCTCTGATCCTTCTTTTCCTGCTCTTTTTGCCACTTCCGATAACGCACTGTCGCAGCAGGATCCAACTGTGTGACCCAAATATCGCCAACACATCCATTAGGCTCAATTGTGTTAGTGGTCCCCGAAGTACTGATGTTCAAAAAATTCGCACTAATACCGCTCAATACCACACTACCAATAGTGACATTAGGCACATCAAAGTACTCAGTGTATATAAAACCATCATAACCGGAAACCACTCCACTCAAATTCTCATTCCACCCAAACCCGGAACTACCCGTTCCGGAGTAAGCACTTGAAATCACTGAAACACCTCCACCAACAACTACCGTGAAAGGACTGTAATTTTGCAAAGAACCTCCTGAAGTCCATTGAGAAACAAAGCCATAGTCACCAGTCGAAGGAACAAAAACTGAAGAAAACGGCATTCGCATTTTCCACGTTATAGAATACAGCCCCGGCGACTCAAAACGGATTATCCCGGCACTATCCATAGTAGTCCCAAGAGACGATCCAGTTGCCTTATGCCAGACACCACACCCAAACAACGTGTTCGAAGTCTGCGACACATAAGCAGCCGTAGGAGTTGTCCAATTAAAACGCGTTGAACTTTGAGCCGCGGGTATTGTGATCATTGTGGATGGAGAAGCACTAGCATCCATCACATAATGATCCGACTCAATAATAGCATCCGCTGCACCCGCAATTCCCGCATTAACAACAGACGGTGTAATCAACTCCCAACAAAAAGAAATATCAATATTACCGACAGAAATTCCACTGGCAACACCATCCAACCACACAACAAAAAAACCATAATCATACACATTCAAATCCGTTGCAACACCCGTCATTGCAGCTCCATCGGAATTTGGAATCGTTGGAATTCCCACGCGCACCTGACGATCATTTTTGTCATCACGTTCCGGCTTGAACGTAACAGAGTGCGGATTCCACACATTACCAAAAACACGTGGCTGCTGATCCACATACTGTTGCCGCGAAACATTCGAACCCGACGTAAAGGTCGGAATCGCACCAGCGGCATTTCGAAAAAACGTAATACCCACCTCACCTGCTTGTGATGACCCACACGTCGGGGTATACTTAACAGTCACGTGACACCGCCGATGGCGCAACGAGTGTTTTTGATACAACCGTGCCTGTTGTGACGACCACAATGACACACCGTTGATATAACTGGCTTGCCCCGGCGTGCTAAAAGCTGCCGTATCTGGCGCCAAGCCAGGATTCAACGTCGCCATAAAAACCATATCTGCACCCGACGCAGTGTTGGTTGTCCCCTTCACATTCACTGATATCGCAGTATCATTGGTTATAAACGTCGACCGATTCGCTATCCGCGTCGAACGATTTTCATATCCACGCGCAGCGGGGGCTATGAATTGTTTGGTCCGAGATCGCAAAACTCCCATAGGCTTACCCATCGTCCGTGATTTGTTTGCTTTCTTCTTAGGACCTGCCATCGCCCGTTTGGCAGTTTTCTCAGCTTTCTTCGCTTGCTTGTAGGCTTTTGCTGCTGCGACAGCACTCCCCTTCGTTTTATATTTTCCTGCGTTGGGCATTTCTCCAAAAAATAATCCCAACCCTCTTGAAACTTCTCAAATTGCTCAATAGTTGACACGAAGTGCGTTACTGGTATAACACACTAACAGAACTTTTCTTTTAGGACACACGTGATTACAGACCTAACCTAAAAATGAAAAGTGAAACCCGTCTTCCATCCCAAGCCTTTCCCTCGATATCGGTCAACTGGTGCTTCTTCCCAAACTTGACCAACGGTGATATCGGGACCAACCTCTGAGTCAACATCAATCGACAACTTCGGTACACGCTGCCAAAAGAAACCAACGTGCTCCCAACACGATTCTGGAATATTCATTGCCTCCATACGACCACTCATCGTGTACATCCGAGCAATTTCAGCGTCAGTCTTCCAAACACGCTCAATATCCTTCCACTGAATGCCATTAACCTCACCAACGAGCTCTGAACGATATGTCTTCTCCAACCACTCAATCAACAATTGTACCTCATATCGAAGTTGACGATTTGGCCACGAATCCAGTCGCATTGCATAACATCGCAACAGCAACCATCGCACATCATCAATATTTGCACCATCACGCAAACTACACAAAATTCGCTCTCGGTTCGGAACTGGCAAATACATTCCATATTCAGAGAAATACTCAAACCGATGTGACAAAAAGGACAATTTTTCCGCCGGCAACGGATCCCAACTAGGTGTTGTTGTTTCTACCCCAACAGTAGCCCATATTGAACTAACGCTGCGGGCATTGAACCAAGGCAACACTAAATGGGACACAGAAAAATCATTGTCATCACCATTCAACAATGCCTCCACCTCACGCATAAAAGACGTATAATCACACAAATCAGGCATATTCGCCCTAGCTAAAACTATATACGCATACGAAAACAACCGAAACAAAATCATCGTATTGTCAACGATAGTATTGGCACTACCACTGGGATTACCAGTGTTTTTCATGAACACCTGACCATTATCCAAAACCATCACACTGTTCACTATTTGCTCATACAACTCCGCCAACTTCAACCGCTCATCCTCAGACATTCTCGTGAACCTACAACGAACGTCAAACTGCCCCCACATAGCGGCCTGGAAAAGTGAAGCGTCAAATGACGACTCATCCAACTCAAAAGCGTTGGGATGACGCCTCAATTTCCGTAAAATGCGATCCCACTCACCAAAATACTTCGTTCCTTCAACAAAACTCCACGTCTCACTGGCACTCTGATAAAACCGATCATTAAAATCACCACATAAACGCGTGGTAGCATACGTATGCTCACAAGAACTTGCAGTAAACGTACGCACTTTATCGGCCTCAACACGCTCCTTATCACGCATCTCATCCTTCAAAGCAACATTCCATAACGCAATCAGTGGTGTATCAAGAGACAGCCGCCGATAAAAC